GTTAATTCTTGGACGCTATAAAATACAGCATTGGCATCATGCAAAAGCCTTTGACATTCTGTAACGTAACTCTGCAAAGTAGGTTGTGCCATATATTATCCATGTTAAGCAGGGCTAAGGACTTTTCCCCCCACCCTCTTGTTAGAAGGTAAGGGTACTCTTTCCACCACCGGGGGTATCGAATGGTTCTTTACTACTGGAGGAGTATTGCTAATCACAAACTTCTCCAATTTTTTTAATCCTTCCGGTATATCATTTAACGTCACAGCCCAACCAAACCTTGCAAGGTATTGTGACTTGTCTGTTGCATGATAACCAAATACATGAACTACTATTTCTTCCGGCACCTCTAGGGTTTTACCCGGCTCAAACACAAACGGTTTACCGTCCCAACTATCTGTTAGAACGGTATCCGAATTGTTTGTTACAAAGTATGTAGTCATTAGAAACTGACAACATCGCCATATACGGCAATCGTTACTGTGTTGTTGTTACCAGACGCAGTATTGACGTTGACATATAAAGCATTTGTATTAAATCCACTTACAACCGTATTGGCACTATAAGGTGATGCAATTGTTAAATCTTGATACAACCCGTTTGCAGTAATACTAACCGTTGTATTTGCTACAACCGCATTAGAAATATTACCGTCATTACTTGTTGTAATAGATACGTTTGCAGTAGACAAAGAACCAGATGGATTATTAAGCGTAATTCTACGAACAATCACCCCACCTGAACTTGCTGCTGATGCACCTTTAGTCATACCACCATTTAATAACGGAATAGTAACTACTGCGTTACCAGCCGTGTTAAGTTGAGTAGCAGTAACAACACCAATACGACCATTCCCGAAACTATCTAGGTAGAACTGTGAGACTGAATCTGGATTAGCCATTTATTGCTCCTTATTGGTTGTAAGTGCCAGAAGCAGCTTGACCACCGTTAACAGTTAACAATGTGACGTTTGCAGCAGTAGAACTGTTGTTAAACCGAATGTTTACACCGTCAGAGAACAATGTACCACCTACACCAGCAGCAATGAATGTAGTCCATGTAGAACCATTATCAGGTGTTGCTTGTACGTTAATATTTGTTGACGGAATTAAAACATAGAGTCCAGCAGGTACTAATGCTGTTGTTGTGCCACCAACCGCTACTGTTGTTGTTTGTAAATAAGCACCGGGGGTATTACTACCGGCACCAGCTAATATGATTTTCTGTAAACTTAATGACATGGTTAATCTCCTTAAATGTTGAGTGAGTTATAGCCAGTCACCTTGGTCATAGATTTTGGTTTTGTGCTTACCAATTCGGCAATCATCAATACCGCACCTACATAACCAATCTGCCAGTTAGGAAGAGTAGACTCAAATCCTGTGAATACAAATGAACCTTGGTCATGGATATACAGACTGAGGTAGTTTGAATTCAAGAAGTACATTGTACCTTCTGGGCAATATGGGTCTGGATAAATTGGAACACCAGCAACCATTAACGCTCTGAAAGCAGCTTGAGGACCATTGGAGTCGCTATCAAATCCGTTACCCGGAGTAATGACGTACTGTTCTTGACCCACGTAATCTTGTGCTAAGAGTGTCCATGTACCAAATCCGCATACACCAAATGTCGGTACTTCTGCACCGTTTTTGACTGTACCAGAAATATACTGGAGTACGTTTTGCCGTGTTGGGTTGACGTTACCAGCAGCGTATTGCTTAGACTTCCACCATGTATAGGTATTACGGTTGATGTTACCGTAAGTTGCTGTACCAGTTCCATCATCCACCGCAGCGGGTAAACCAATAAATTGTTGTGTATTGGTTGTGTTGTTGTACAAAGCAGTTGCCATTGCATCCATCATCACGTTAGTCGCATCGTTCATACGAGCTTCAATGAGAGGGATAATTGCATGGTCTTGCTGTACAGCACCTTCCATACCGAGGAACGGTACAGGTGCAATCATCAATTTTAAGTTAAATTCAGCATTGTAAGCACCTTGTTGTACTGACGGCTGGTTAAAAGAACCAGAATAGTCAGACCACTGTGCATTTACAAACTGTGAACCCTGAACGGGTACGGTTACTTGGGACACACCACCGGTGGCTTGTTGACTATTTGCAATCAAAGCTGCCATCAGGGGAGTGCTGTTATAAAGCTGGACAACCAATTTAGGAATAAAAGCACGTCTTGTAACGTAAGTTAATTCCGTATATTGCGAGGTACCAGCTGCAGGTAAAATACCGCCACCTATAGCCATAATGCTCTCCTATAAAAATTCAACAAAATGCCTTGATGTTATCGCAGCTACCACCCCCGTGTACTACATCAGAACCCAATCGGTTTATTTTTCCTGAGTTCTGCTAATGCTTCGTGTGCAACATCTCTTGCCGTACCAACTGGGTTTTTAGAAAAACGACTTAAATCCCACCCTTGGTTTTTAGCAACATTCGAATGAAACTGAGATGGAGTCGGTGCTGCTGCTTGTTGCATCCATGCCCAGTGACGTGCTGCTGCTTCGTGATTAGTAATACCTTCTTCAAGCATTACTTTTTCAATTGCTGCAACATCATCGTCTGATTTTGCTAATCCTTTTCGCATCAAATTAGTTCTACGTTTTTCTAAATCATCCAGAGCATCTCTTTCTCTGAGTTTATTGCGAATCTCATCATTTTCTTTTTGCATCTTATAGATGGCAGAATTTGTAGACTCTTCAATTTCAATCTCAGGAATATTAATATCTGGATTGACTTCTTTAGTTAAACGTAAAAACGCTTTACGGGTTTTTGGATTGTCAGCCAATTTCTTGGACAACTCAGCCAATGAATCCCGTTCTTCAAAACTTAAATTTTCTAATGACATACGTACCCCCTACTTTAATTAAATTACTTTCTTGCCGTCACCGGGAGGAACAATTTTCATCTGATTATTCTCTGCTGTTTTCTTAGCAGAATCTAATCCACCAAAACGTGAGTAACGTGGTGTGTTGATGATTTGACCATTCTTCTGATTGTCGTCAAGCGGTCTACGTGGTTGACCGGCTCCTTTTGGTTTAAATAAATCCATGATTCTATCCTTTACATTGGTTGTGGACCTGCACCACCCGGAGGAGGAGCAGTTGGAACTGGTGGTGGAGGCATACCGCCTCCGGCTGGACCTGCCATTGGCGGAGTACCCATCGCATCAGGTCCTACACCTTTTGGTAGGGATTGTAACATCTGTAATATTTCAGATTGTTGCAATTCGTTTGTTTTGCCTTTACGTTGACCAATTACACCGGTAAGCGCACGTATAGCAGCTAATGCTTTTTGACCTTCCTCGGATTCGGACCCAAGGCTAGGTAACGATTGTTCAATTAAGTCCATCGCCATTGACAAATTAATCATTGCACCTTCTTTAGAACCCATCTTTGGTTCAGGTGTAGACATGGGTGCAGCCATTGGTGGTGTGCTTGTATCTGACATATTGTCAGTCGGCATCGGACTTGGAATAGGTGCAGGAGTCTCAGGTTTTTTACCTCTGCTCATTAACTCCATCAATTTGTCTTGGGATGCAGCCATAATTAATTCCTATCAAGTTACAAGAAAGATTAAACCTTTCTATCAGTTTGTCAAGTGGGGGATATATTTCTATTCCCTCCCCCATGGGAGGTTTACTGATAAGCACCAGCAATTCCAAAGGAATTACTTACGTGACTTACGACCTTTACGAGCTTTACGCATCTTCATCTCCTTTTAGAGGCAGCGACCTATTTAGGGCAAGGAAGCCACAGCCCTTTCCTTCTCACGGGAAACTTGTACTACCCCCGACCATATTCTCTTGCAGGGCGCCCACCCATCGGACGTCCAGATGTTCTAATACTTGTATTTTTGTATTGTAAATTCGGACCCATATTTTTATCAAGACTCCCTGCCGATACTCTCGGTTGGTCTGCTCTTGGTTGTACGTTTCCTTTAGTTGCCATTTACATTACCTTCAATTCCGGTTTACTTTTTTCTTTAGGAGCAGGTTGCTTACTTTCTTTAGCACTCTGTTGTTTTTCTTCCAAAGTTTTCAAGCGTTCTTTGAGTAATTGTTTCATTGGTGGCTCTAGTAAGTCAAGCAAAGATTCTTTATCAATTGCTTGTGCCTTGTATAAACTAAATGCCAAATTCCGCATATCTTCCATAAAGATGGGGGAATTACTATGTGCATCTACTTTTACCGCATAATCTCTTGTAAATTGTTCAGCAATAAACGGCATATTCTGCTTGTCGTTCTCTGTTTTAAAGTGCGTATTGTCATACACCGCCATCAATTTTAAATAAAGAGTTGCTACTTTTTCCAAACTATCTTCAACAATTAAAGCACGTTTTTTTGCTCTTGAGCTACCAAGTCTTGCAAGTTGTGAGGCATGACCTGTACTACGTACACCGGACTCGCCCTTACCTGCTAAGACGTTTGTAATTCCAGATACTTCTTCAAACATTGCATCAATTCTATCTAACTCACTAAACAAGTCTGCCGGCATTTGTGGTGCTAATTTATCGACTTTAGCGTTAGGCATATCACTTGATAAGAAAGAACCAGCACGATTAAGAGCAAAGTTCTTTTCATCCATGATGCCGGAGAAGCCACTAATCATCATTGGAGGATTCACTTGTTTGGCAAGGAGTTGTGTTATCTCACTAAAGCGTTTATTACGTGCTTCTTGCAACAATATCATGCGTTGTACTTCACTCTGTCCCCAGTAATAATCATACTGAGGATTAGGACATATTTGTACAAAAGGTAACTCACCCTTGAGGAATACTTTTTCACCGGGTCTA